TGTTGATGAATACTATCAGATGATATCAGCATATTCAGAACTTGATTCAGATGATGTGTCAAAGAATGCAAATACCTATGCAATGCAGAAGGTAAAAAGAGATTTTGAACAGGGATTCCAAGGAATAGAAATGAAGCTGAACACAGTTGGTTCAAGCAGGGGTGATTATCCATTCATCACAATGACATTTGGTCTCGCAACAGATGAATTTGGAAAGATGGCATCCATCACATTCCTTGAAGTTCATGCAAAGGGACAGGGAAAGGAAGGAAACAAAAAGCCTGTGTTATTCCCTAAGTTGGTATTTCTGTATGATGAAAACCTGCATGGTGAAGGATGCATCAATGAAGATGTCTTTGAAGCAGGGATTGAATGCAGTTCCAAGACCATGTATCCTGATTGGTTATCACTGACAGGTGAAGGATATGTTGCTTCCATGTATAAGAAATATGGAAGGGTGGTTTCCCCTATGGGATGCAGGGCATTCTTATCACCTTGGTATGAAAAAGGTGGAATGCATCCTGCTGATGAATCAGACAAACCTGTGTTTGTTGGAAGATTTAACATTGGTGCAGTTAGTCTTCATCTTCCAATGATTCTTGCAAAGTCAAGACAGGAAAGCAAAGACTTTTATGAAGTGCTTGATTATTACCTGAATATGATTAGAAAGATTCATCAAAGAACATATGACTATCTTGGTGAAATGAAAGCATCAACAAATCCAATTCAGTATTGTGAAGGTGGTTTCTATGGTGGGCATCTGAAACCTTCAGACAAAATCAAACCATTGCTGAAACCAATGACAGCATCCTTTGGAATTACAGCATTGAATGAACTTCAAGAACTTTACAATGGGAAATCCCTTGTGGAAGATGGACAGTTTGCATTGGATGTTCTGAAGTATATCAATGACAAGGTGAATGAATTCAAGGAAGAAGACGGTTGGTTATATGCAATCTATGGGACACCTGCTGAATCACTTTGTGGTCTTCAGATTGAACAGTTCAGAAAAATGTATGGTGTGATTGAAAATGTATCTGACAGACCTTATGTGTCAAACAGTTTTCACTGTCATGTGACTGAAGACATCACACCAATTCAGAAGCAGGATTTGGAAGGTAGATTTTGGGATTTATGCAATGGTGGGAAAATCCAATATGTAAGATATCCGATTGACTATAACAAAGATGCAATCAGGACATTGGTCAGAAGGGCAATGGATAAAGGATTCTATGAAGGTGTGAACTTATCACTTGCATATTGTGATGATTGTGGACATCAGGAACTTGAAATGATGTCTTGTGGTCTTTCCAATAATCTTGCAGACTTTGACCATCCGCTTCATGTTGTTAAAGGCTTTCAGGGTGACAACTTGGAAGAACTGCAACAGAATCTGAAAACCAAGAAGATGATTGGTGTTGATGAAAATGGTGGTGTTGAAGTTCACACTGTTGACATTCCATATCAGGCAAGATTGACAAAAATGCAGGAAGATGAAAAGAACATTTACAGATTTGGAATGGGATTCAATTCTGCACAGTTAGGTGATGGAAATGTCACCAATGTTGTCATCAAATCAAGATATGCACTTCTTGACCTGAAATGCAACAAACTTGAAATCAGGCTGAAACAGTTCTTGAAGAAAATATTGAAGGTTGTTCTTGCTGAAATCAACAGAATTGATGGAACAGATTATCAGATGAAAGATGTTTGGTTTGACTTTGAAAGAGAAGTCATGACTAATGCTTCTGACAATGCATTGATTGAAAAGACTGATGCTGAAACACAGCAAATCAAACTGAACAGCATTTTGAATGTTGCACAGGCATTGGACAATGAAACTGTTCTTCAAGCAATATGTGAAATTTTGGAACTTGATTTTGAAGAAGTTCAAATGAAGGTTCAGGAACAGGATGAAACAGAACAGGCTGAACAGATGCTGAATTCAATGACACCTGATGATGACATTGATGATTCAGGCGGTGATGGCAATGAATAAAAGACAGTTGATTGTTCAGAAGCAGTTTGTTCAGGATGAAAAAGCAGTTATCAGGGAACTGAAACATGAATATTCCAAAGCACTTGCAGAAATCAATGACAGAATCAAGGTTCTTCAAGCAAGTGAAATGACACAATCAAAAATATATCAGTTGGAATATCAATTGGCATTAAGACAGCAGGTTTCAAAAATTCTTGACAACATGCGGTCAAATAATTATCAGACAGTGCAAGCATATCTGAATGGATGCTATAAAGAAGGATTTGTTGGTGCAATGTATGACCTTCAAGGTCAGGGAATTCCACTTGCATTTCCTATTGACCAAAATCAAGCAGTCAAGGCTGTTCAGCTTGATTCAAAAATCAGTCAAGGTCTATATAATAGAATGGGGGTCAATGTCAATGAGTTAAAGAAAAGAATATCAGATGAAATTGCAAGGGGAATTTCAAGCGGTTTATCATTTGAAAGGATTGCAGGAAATCTTCAATGGATGATAAATGGTGATTATTCAAAAGCCTTGCGAATAGTCAGAACAGAAGGTCACAGAATTCAGAACCAATCTGCACTTGATGCAATGCACAAGGCTGTGAAGGTAGGTGCATCAATAGTGAAACAATGGGATTCAACCTTGGATGGAAACACAAGGGACACACACAGGGAACTTGATGGACAGGTTGTTGGAATTGATGAAGAATTTGTCATTCCATCCACAGGTGCAAGGGCATTATATGCAGGCGGTTTTGGTGACCCATCAGAAGACTGCAATTGCAGGTGTTGCATACTTCAAAGGGCATCTTGGAACATGGATGACTATGATGCAACAAAATTGGACAATGAATCAGGTCTTTTGGTGGAATTCAAAGAAAGAAATTATCAATCATTCAAAGATGCATACTTTGAAGCGGTTGGTGGTTGATTCATTTGGTGGAATGTAAAACCACATGTCCTGAATAAGACAATAAACTGTTCTTTTTGTATGTCACAACATCAGGGATGATGTAAAACATCCGCTTCAAATCTAACATGACATAACATGTAAAAATTGTATTGAAAGGAAGGAAATAAAAATGACATTACAGGAAATTTTGAAATCACAGGGTCTTTCTGATGAACAGATTGAAAAGGTAACAGGTGAAATGAAACAGAACAAGATTTTTCTTGCTGATGAAGAAAATCTTGGTATCAGATATAAGAAGTTAAAGGATGACCATGATGCACTTACAAAACAGCATGGTGAAGCAACCACATTGATTGAAGAACTGAAAAAAGGTTCAAAGGGAAATGAACAGTTGCAGTCCAAAATTACTGCTTATGAAACACAGGTTGCTGAATTACAGTCAGAGTTGGAACAGACCAAGGTTGAAAGTGCAATCAAGGTTGCACTGCTTTCAGCAAAAGCAAAAGATGTTGATTATCTGACATTCAAGCTGAAAGAAAAAGGGGAAATCAAGTTGGATGACCAAGGCAACATCAAAGGAATTGATGACATGCTTGCAGGTTTGAAGACACAGTTTCCAACACAGTTTGAAACTGATGCACAGAAGAAGATTGATGAACACAAACTTCCTGATGGTGATGACACAAAGAAAATCAGTCAGGAAGAATTCAGCAAGATGGGTTATCAGGACAGACTGAAAATTTACAATGACAATCCTGAACTTTATGCAGAATTGTCAGGAAACAAAACCAACTAATTTGAAAGGAAATGGTGAATTATTATGGCATTAACGAAAATTGAAAATCTTATCAATCCGCAGGTCATGGCAGACATGATTTCTGCAAAAGTTACAAAGAAAATTGTTGTCACACCTTTTGCAAAGGTTGATACTACTTTGCAGGGTCAGGCAGGTGACACTGTGACAGTTCCTGCATTCAATTATATTGGTGATGCAGATGATGTTGCAGAAGGTGCTTCTGTCACTGCAAGTCAGTTGACCGCTTCTTCTACAACTTTCGGTATTAAGAAAGCAATGAAGGCTGTTTCCCTTACTGATGAAGCAGTTCTTTCAGGTTATGGAAATCCTGTTGGTGAAGCAACCACACAGCTTGCAAAGGCTATTGCATCCAAGGTTGATTCTGATGCA